GAAATCAGTATCTACGATGAGTTAGGTATAGAAAGAAAGAAACTACAAGAATCCGGAGACTTACCTCAATGGGTTACTACACCAGCATGGCAAATGTTGAAAGAGAAATATATAACTTCTGAATTTCCTAATCTCAAGTCAATATATCATAGAATAAGTAAACATGCTGCAAAATATACTAATAATTCAGCTGAATGGGAATCTAAATTCTTTTCATTATTATGGTCTGGCCATCTTGCAGCTTCAACACCAGTACTGTCTAATATGGGGATTGGCAACGGCTGTCCTGTAAGTTGTTCTGGTGGATATATAGAAGATTCTGTATATGGATTTTATGAAGGTCAAAAAGAAGCTGCAATATTATCTAAAAATGGATTCGGCACATCAGGTTATCTTGGTGATATTCGTCCAAGAGGATCATCTATTAATGGTATTAAAGGTGGTGCTTCTGGTGTAATGCCAGTATTCAAAGATTTTGTGCAAATGTCCAGAGATGTTTCACAAGGATCCCAAAGAAGAGGTGCTTGGGCAGGATATCTTGAAATAGAGCATGATGATTATTATGAATTAGTGAATTATATCCATAAAAATCCTGATGATGCTAACGTTGGATGGATTATCTCAGATAGTTTTATTGAACGATTAGATAATTCTGATAAAGATGCAGTAGAACGATATCAAAAAGCACTGAAACTCAAGATGATAACAGGGAAGGGTTATTTCCTTTTCATCGATAAGGTCAATCGTCAGAATCCTGAAATGTATAAAGACAGAGATTTAAAAGTGAAGGCTTCTAATCTTTGTTCGGAGATTGTACTATATTCTGATGAAGAATATTCTTTTTCATGTGTCCTATCTTCAATGAATTGTGCATTATATGATGAATGGAAAGATACCGATGCAGTATTTAATGCAACAGTATTTCTTGATTGTGTGAATTCAGACCTTATTGAAATTGGTAAAAATGTTAAAGGAATGGAAAAGGTCGTAAAGTTTGCAGAAGATTCTAGAGCTTTAGGATTAGGACTACTTGGATTTCATACATATCTTCAGAATAATATGATACCCTTTGAGTCTTTTGAATCAGGACTTAAAAACACTGAAATATTTAAGCACCTTGATTCAGAATCAAAACGCGCATCACAGTATCTAGCTAAAAAATATGGTGAACCAAAATGGTGCAAAGGTTATGGACTAAGAAACACACATCGTATTGCAATTGCACCTAATTTATCATCGGCACTGATCTGTGGATCTGTTTCTCAGGGTATAGAGCCTATATATAAAAATGCATATGTCCAGAACACATCTGCAGGAAAGGTTGATCGTGTAAATCCATCACTTATTGCAATAATGAAAGAACGGGAAGAATATTCTGCAGATACTATTCAAGATATTATTAAAAATTCAGGATCTGTACAGCATGTGAAATGGTTAACGGAAAATGAGAAAGATGTTTATAAGACAGCATTTGAGATTTCTCAAAAATCTATTATAAGATTAGCTTCTGTTAGACAAAAATATATAGATCAGGCACAAAGTATAAACCTTTTCTTTTCTGCTTCGGAATCAGAAGAATATATATCTGAGGTGCATAAAATAGCATTTAAAGACCCTAATATCAAGAGTCTTTATTATATCAGATCAGAATCGGGAGTAATGACATCCAAGGATGAATGTTTGTCATGTCACGCATAATAAGGAAAAAATATGTCGTATAATAATAATAAAAATTGTGAAGCGTGTGATATAGATTATAATTTAAAATCTTCTATCGCATCGGATTCGAATATGTCAGATAGGTATTGTCCATATTGTGGAGAAGAATTAATTAAACCACTGGACTTGGACGAAAAGGATCTGATGTATACCAATGCAGATTATGACTAACTCTGGATGGATATATAATGATATCATATATGAATTACCAGTTGATGTTACCCATAAAGAATTGTATGGATTTGTGTATGAAATTAGAAATTTAGACACAGATAAGAAATATATTGGTAAAAAACTATTTTGGTCAATGAAAACCCGGCAGGTTAAAAAGAAAAAGAAACGAAAGAGAGTAGAGTCTGATTGGAAATCTTATTATGGATCTTCTAAGCTACTATGTGAAGATATTGCTTCGATGGGTACAGAACGTTTTCAGAGAACCATATTATATCTATGTAAAAGCAAGTCGGAATGTTCATATCTTGAACTGAAGGAGCAAATAGATAGGGATGTATTACTCAGAGATGATTATTACAATCGATGGGTACAAGTTAAAGTGCGTAAAGATCACATAAAAGGTTTACATAAGAACGAAAATGTGTTATAATATAATATTATAAGGTGAAAAAGAGAGATATATGAGCATAATTATTGATTTTAGTGGTATAAGCGTAAGTAATATTATTGCACAGAAAACAGGATGTGATGAAGATTTGATAAGACATTCTATTCTAAATTCTATTCGTATGTATAATAAGAAATTTAGAGTGGAATATGGTGAAGTTATAATCGCATGTGATTCCAGATCATGGAGGAAAGAAATATTTCCTCAATATAAGTTCTCCAGACAAAAGAAAAGAGATAAGGATACTGTATTAGATTGGTCTGGAATATACAAGATTATTGATAAAATTAAGCTTGAGTTATCAGAGCATTTTCCATATAGAGTTATACAAGTGCCCCGGTGTGAGGCAGATGATATTATTGGGGTACTAGCTCAAAATTCTCAGGAGTTTGGATTACATGAAAAGATTATGGTGGTATCTGCAGATAAAGATTTTATTCAGCTGCAGAAGTTTGATAACATCAAACAATATTCACCATTAACTAAAAAGTTTATAGTGAATGATGATCCGGTTCAATACCTCTTTGAACATATTATGAAGGGTGATTCTTCTGATGGTGTTCCTAATGTTCTTAGCTCTGATGATACATTTGTAGAGAAAATCAGACAAAGTCCTATGACAAAAAAGAAGATGGCACTTTATGGTTCAGTAGGTATCGATAATATTTCTGATATTATGGATAAAGAAATATATAGAAATTTCATTAGAAATCGAAGAATGATTGATTTGGAATATGTGCCCGAGGACTTGAAGGATAAAATTGGTCAAGCATATAGAGTAAGCGAGAATAAAAAAGGTAATGATTCAGGAAGAATTCTGAATTATTTGGTGAAAAACAGATGTAAAATGTTAATTGAATGCCTAGATGAGTTTTTATAAGGAGAGACCTCAGTGATATCAGAAATACTAAATAGAGTTTGTAAGGAAAAAAGTAAAAAGAATAAGATTAAATTGCTCCAAGAGGCAGATTCTTATGCCCTTCGTACAGTACTACAAGGTGGATATAATGATAATATCGTATTTGAATTTCCTTCAGATAATCCACCCTATGAAACGAACGGTAAAGACTTACCCTTGGAATCTGTATGTCGTGGATTTTCTAAGCTAATTGTGTCTAGAGGTAATACAAGATTGGTTGCAGAAAGTGTTCTCATAAAATCACTAGAAAAACTACATCCAGATGAAGCTGAACTTCTATTATTAATGGTTGATAAATCTATTACAAGCAAATATAAAGGATTAACAGCGACTTTAATTAAAGATGCGTTTCCATCAATATTCTAATGCCTACATATATACTAAAACATAATAAAACTGGTGATATAACAGAGCAATTAATGTCTATTGCAAAGATGGAAGAATTGACTAGCAATGAATACACACAGATAATTGGTTCACCAAAAATAGTATCTGGTGTTAAAGGTGCAATTGCAATGTCGGATTCTGGATGGAATGATACACTTCAGAAAATAAAATCAGGTTCAGGAAGAAATAATACAATACATACTAAATAAAAATGGCTAAATACTCAAAACATGATTTTAGAAATAAAATCAAAGATCAGAAGAAATCAAATAAAAAATTCAACAAACCCTTGAAATCCAAAGAAAGGAAGGAAGACTTATATGATGTTCAATCACTTGAATCACAAAGATTTAGTTAATATATTAGGATATGATGATTTAGAAACTATCACCACATCCTCTGGCAGAAAGTATATATTACCCGCTGGAGAATGTGAAAGTTATCCATCCGTCACAACAGTACTTTCTATATTATCAGCTGATCATATAGAGGCATGGAAGCGGAGAGTAGGAGAAGAAGAGGCTGCTAAAATATCATATCGTGCATCTTCCAGAGGAACAGCTGTACATTCTATAATTGA